CATGGGATGGTCTCACCCTCAGGAGCAGGGAGGAAACGGATAACAGCGTACCCATTTCCAGAAGCATCAACCTCTGGTTTCCAGAAACGATCATCAACATTCTTATTGCTGGATGACTTTTCAAGTTCCTTTTGTAGGAAGTCAAAATTGTTCTGGGATTTACGCTTCAGATCTGCGAAAGACATTAGATTACCTCGGATTTAATTGGATTTGGTTTGTGTTTGGGAGCATTGTGCAATTTTACCCAACGTCATGTCCACGCTTCTAAGTCGCGGTAGTTGGAACCCAAGTGACCCCTGATCACTCAAACATAATAACAGGCACAGAGTCGGGCGTCAACCCTCTGTGCCAGTTTCAAGAACGTCCTTAAACTGTCGGACCTTGCCCAACAGTTCGTCAAACATATCATTAGGGTTGAGACTATCATCTCCACCCAAAAGAATAACTGCTTGCTTGATACTATCAGCGACAGACTTCGCTTCTGGATCATCACTCAAACAAATTCTAGCATGAAAAATCTTTTGTTTTTCAATTAACTTTTCCAGTGCCTCAAAATATTCAAGCTTCCTATCCTTATCTAGGAGAGAAAGATTCATTGCACAACGGAAACAAAACTCTTGCAACGCGGTCATCTCTTGAATGTCGCCTCGCACTAACTCGGACTGGAAAAATTTACTCATTACACCAACATCAACTTTGCTCTGGACGTTTTCTTTATGAAGTTTAACTTCTGTGCTTCATATTTAAGTTTTTCTTTCAATGGTTTAGAGATCAACTTAGGTACGGATTCTACCTCAATCTCATTGAGTTCACAGAGATGCAAGACAGCATCAATGTAATTCATATCTGCATTAGTTAATGCAATTTTTTCTACTTCTTGTGAGAATTTCGCGCTTGTCATAAATTTATCTTCTAGTAGATTCTTTTTTTCCATATCGGGTTTGGTATTCGTCTATGTACTGGATTAGTTTGAGCAAGTATTCTTTTTTGGGAGGCGTAACATGTACTTGAGTCTCGCCATTTTCACATGCAACAATAGTAACAAGTTGCTTCACGGACAAACCGTAAAGTTCTTGCAAGCAACATGCATATGCAGTTTCTTGCACCAAATAGTCGTACAAATAAGCTTCTTTTTTTGGTTCAGCAGCGGTCTTAAAGTCAATGATGGATAAGACACCATCAAATTCCGCAATGCAATCAACGCGACCAGCGACTTCAAGGTGGTCAGAGTATAACGCCGCTTCCTGTAAGTAAATATTATTTATACGGTCCAGAACAGACCTAGAATGTTGGAACATCAGTACAGGGAGAGGAAATTCCCTGTACTTTTTTAGATCCAATTTATTATTTAAATAGTCTTCCGCAATGAGGTGATACTTTGTACCACGTCCTGCAGAACGTGTAGAGATGTTCGCTGCCTTCTCTTTACCAACCCGTGCTCTCCACTTAGCAAGACCTGCTTGTTTCTTAGCGTTATTGCTAATCACAGTGGTGATTGATGGATACTGTTTACCAGATGGTGTGAGATAGACTCGTTTTCCATCTACCATTTCAGCGGTCATCTCAACAGGAGTTAGATCACCAATATGATTATACAATTTCATTACAAACCAAGAGCCAATTTACTAACTAGATAGGACTTAACAAGACCTGAACGAACGATATCTTCTACACCAAATTCAACCATAGAAAACTCTTCCATGTTCTCTAGGATTCTTTGGAAGTCAAGAATACCATTCCTTTCATTTGTTTTCTGCAAGTCGGACTGATTAATGTCACCACAGAAACAAACCTTAGAGTCTTGTCCAACACGAGTCATGATTGAATCAAGTTCGTGGAAGTTCAGGTTCTGACACTCATCAACAATAACAACAGCATTGTCAAGTGTAGTACCACGAAGGAATGATGTAGACCAGAAAGAAATAGTTTCTTGGTGCTTTAGATTTTCATAAAGCATTTCAAAACTATTGTCATCTGGCATCTCAAACATATGTTTCACCATATTCTTATATGGGATTTGATAAAGGGATGCTTTATCTTCATGAGTGCCAGGAAGAAAACCAATTTCCCTAGTTGCTACAAGGGAACGGACAATGTACAACTTCTCAAATGGAGAGTTCTCATCTAAGATGTCTTGCAATGCAAGGTATAAAGCAATGAATGTTTTACCTGTGCCTGCTGCACCATACCCGAACATGTTCTTCCCTTCACTCCACTGATCAAAGAAGATCTCTTGATTCTCAGTGAGTGGTTCAATATCAAGAAGGTAAGACTCATTAATTGGTTTCTTACGCTTCATTTGTTTTTTGGACATGCCTGCTGGGACTGGTCCTTTGTTTCCTCTTCCTCGTGCCATAATTACCAACCGTGAATGTTTGCTCCAGGAACTTGTTTTACTTTGCCAATAACATCCTTCCAACCAGGATGTGTCTTGGACATTTTATCACGCCAGTCACCGACTTCGCCAGCACTAGCGCAACCTGCTTGCCAATCTTTATCCCAGTCGGGATTCTCTTCTTTCCATTTCATGTATTGTGTCATGGTCATGGAAAGTTCTTTGGTCTCTCCTGTCTTCAGGTTTTTAACTGGATAGGTTGGCATCTTCCCCCTCCTTTACTTTATTAAATCCGAAGGGTCCTTCTTTTTCTTCTAACGCAAGTTTAAGTGCGAGTCCACCAATTGCTTCCATAACTTTGAGGACTTGTTCAGGTTTGACACCCTCCCCAAGTTCTTTAGCGACGTAATCATACTTAGGCCAAAAGGTTTCACCTGCTTTTTGATAGTCATCTAGTGTTAGTAGTTTCATTAAAATCCTCCTCCCTTAGTTTTTTTCTTTTGTTTAGGTAGCATTTTTTTTAATTCTGTTTCTGAATAATCATCACACATTTGGATCATACGGTCTAGAGCATATTGAAATTGAGAACCTTTACTCATTTTACTGAGTAGATGATGTGCTACATCATATCTAAGTTCTTCTAGTTCATTCTTGTTCATCATTAGTCAACCATCCCAATGCCTCTGCACAAATAGGAAACTGTTCAGAAAACACACGCTTAGCATCTAGTGCGATGTCCATGTGTTCTTTCTGCGTACCATTGGCGGAACGCAATTCAATATAATGGATCCATGAACGAACTGAGCCTGTCATGTAAATTTTAGTTGGTACTGCCAAAGGTAGTACCATTCTAGCACACTCCTTCGCAATTCCTACAGAAAGCATATGCTGATAAAGATCCATAGCAGACTCAAAGTGTCGTTGCACAGCAATTTGAAGTTCCTGTTGGGTGAACTCATCAATGTCATCAATAGAATTTTGTCTGTTCTTTGTATCCTGACGACGAAATTCAAACATAGGAATTCTGTCTGCCAACATAGAACTGTCAGCATACCGCTGGGAAAACTCTTGATATGTGAAGCTACGGTGCCTCAAAATTTGAGCTGCGATTGCTCTGGTAGTAGAGATCTCAAGCGTCATGTGTGCCTGCTCAAAGACGCTCCAGTGGTTATGTTTGATGCAATAGGACAGCAGACCCGCAACCTTAGGATTCTCCTGATTGTTGGGGTTGCTCACCCTCGCTACGTACCCCATCGTCTTCTCCGCGTCGGGAGTTACTGTTACCAGTTTCACTGAGTTCATTACTAAATCCTTTCTCCTGCTTGCGTCGTTGTTGTTTTGCTTTCAATAAAATTTTAGCACGAGCTAACTGTAGTGCCATATATTTTAACTCATTCTCTGAATATAATTCAGGACGAATTTTTGCTTCTTTAAGTGCTCTTTTTGCTAATCTTATTTGATCTTTTAATCGGGTCATAGTAGGCTTTATAGTAGGCAACAATTCCAGATGTAGTTGCGTTACCTTGTGATACCCAATCGTGAATACATTCGTAAATACTTTGGGTTGAATACCTTGGTGATCCGTCTGAGCATAACTCAGGTCCAAATTTCTTGAGCAGGATATTAAGTCCTTGTGTTCTCACGTCCATTCGTTCATCACTATAACGCCAGTCAATCTGCATATCCGTCATCGT